AGAGTATTAGTAAAGTCATCAACTGTATCTTCGTTATTAAACTTAGATCCCCATGCTGGTAAGTTAATAGTTGAACTAATACTCATGTCCACATAGTCTTGAACATCAGCTTGGAACTTAATCCTTCTTTCATAGTCATCTGCTAGATCTAATGCAGACTCTATCTTCTCAGGATCAGCACCATACATATCTATTAACTCTTGTGCAGCAGAATCTATAACATACTGATACTTCCAGCGAGTACCACCACGTAAATATCTACGCTTGTATGCCACTGCAAATATTGGCTCTATCCCACTGGAGCTACCAGCGAGTATAGAAATACTACCAGTAGGAGCGATAGCCCTGTTCGCAACTGGTTGGGATATAGATAACTCACTAGAAAATTTCTTACTTGTGTTATCACTAACCCCTTGATATATCGATAACCATCTATGTAATGTTGGGGTAACTTCATATTTCTCTCCACGTTTTACCAACCATTCGTGCATACCCATTAGACCTAGACCTAATCTTCTATTCTTCTCTCTAGTTTTATAAACCTGTTCATAGGGTAATTCTGCACGTAAAGTACCACATATTAGAAACTTAGTTCCTAATTCTACTATCCTTGCAAGTTCAGTTATAGAATCAATACGCCCAAGATTGATACTCCCCAAATTGCAAACATCACTATCATCAGCACTGCATACTTCAGTGCAAGCATTTCGTAGTGTCTCATCTTCATTCTCCATAAAGTTGAAACTGAAACCAGGCTCTGCTGATCGAAGCGCTTGCTTTACATTACTCTTAAATACCTCACCAACATCTCCTGTCTTCCAGTAGTTTAATAACCATTCGGTGTCATAGTTTACGCTGATGTTAGTCATATCTAGAGGTGCGCGAAAGTTAAAGTCTTGCTCCTTGATCTGTTTAAGAGTGTACCCTGTATCACCGACAGGCATTGTATCCCAATCCTTTGCTGTAAGGAAACTAGGAATATCATTGTGCTTCCAATGTAACGAAGCATACATGGCAGATCTACGTGATCCACCTTGCATTACATTAGCACCTATACTATTAACCATTTGCATTTTAGGAATCGGTCCAGAGGATAGACCACCTGATCCACCTAGCTTTCTACCTGACTCTCTATACACAGAATAGTCTACTCCTATACCTCCTCCTGTCATCAAACAACTTTCAGACTTCCAACTAAGGTTAGCCCAATCTTCTCTGGTGTCTTCTTCTGCTTTTAATAAGAAGCAGTTGTTATAAAATCTTCTCTCTCTACCTGCATAGTAAAGATACCTACCACCTGGAACAAACTTTAGATCTTTAATATATTTTTGTAATTCTCTACGTTCTTCTTTATTCATTAAAGCTTCTTCATCAGGGCGTAGATCACCGCATACATCTTCAACTAGTACTCTAGCCAACTGCTCCCATGTATCACAACCTGTATGAGCATACTTTAAATTAAATATATCTTCTGAAAATTTTGAACGAAACATTGGGTTCATGTTGGATTTAAATGTCATCGATTATAACCTTTATTTTATTAATATCTATACCGTCAATACAATCTTTTATTGCATTAGAGATTAAGTCTTTTAATTCAGACTCTAATCCATCAACTCCATCAGCAGGTAGCCATGAAGCATCCTTATCTACGTCAGCAGTTATTCTAACAAATACGATCACTTGGTAGTATCTCCACGTTTTTCATATTCTTCAAGAGTAACTTCTTTTACTAATCTTTCAAGATACCATTGTGCTTTTTTTAAATCCTTTATTGATTCATCTTTATAATTAAATCTCCAAAGATATTTCATTACATTACCTTGTAGATAAAATTTAAAGTTTGATCCTGTTGCTGCTTCTATTGCATCAATGCACTCTACATCACCTTGATTATAATGGGGTGGGTGATTTACCATATCAGTAGCTAGATACTCTGTCATTAGTGTAACCTCTTTGAAAAGTTTGCGTAAATTATATTACCGTCTACATTTTTTACTTTTTCTATTGGTTTTAGTTCTACTTTACCATCACCAGTAGATTGAGCGACTGCATTCTGTATAGTTGCTTCTAACATCATAGTAATACTATCACCTATCTCTAGCAACATCTCATGGGCAGGACTACCTGCTAATTCATCAGATGTAAAGTCTCCTACGTATAAACTGATAGTTTTAGTGTCTTCATCGTAGTTACAAAAGATAGAGAATGTATTATCTGGTACTGTAACTTGATGTATTACTTTTTGTTTTTTGTCATCGAACACGTTAGTATCTCCAATAGATCTTCAGCATATAATAATGCTAAAGGTTGTTTTCTATCACCTTTTAATATAGCGATAGGTTTAGTATTTTTAATTAGGTTTCTTTCTGCCTGTTCCAATGCCTCATATATAGAAAAAGAAGATCTAGACTTGCACTCTACTGTCCAAGGAAACAGCTTCCTTGCTAATGGACTAAGCCCAATATCAGGTCCATTAACTCCACCAGGGGTAGAGGTAACATCATCCTTTTCTATACCTTTTAGATTAGAATGTAAATAGTTACGTACCCACTGTTGCAGTCTTCTTCCCTTTGCCTTTGCGGAAGAAACTTTAATCCTTGAAGACCGTGTAGTAGTTGTACGCCGTTGCCGACTTGGACCTTGGGTTTTTCGCATAGATTAAATCAGGCCAACAGGAATATTTAAAGTTACAATAACTACAAGTCATACATAACTTTCTATTTCCTGTTAACTTCCTATAAAAGGTTTCGGGTTCATCCTCAAAGCATCGTTCAAAGTTTGATTCATCTGCTTCAAGATACTTAGTTAGTGTATTGTTAATCTTAGTTGTATAGACTTCTTCATCATCTGGATCAGCCCTAACAACTTTCATTTCACCTGACTCTTTGTTGATAGCAATCCAGCCACCAGCTTTGATATCAGGTGTTTCTTCTCTTTCTGCTTTAGTATATCCATATAACTGTTCTAGATAACCAAAGTCATCATTATTTTTAAGTGCTTCATACGATTGAAACTTCTTTTCAAAAGCAAACCTAGAAGCACTTTTGATATCCCAAAGAGAGTGAGAATTACCTTCACGTATGATAAGATCTAACTCTCCTCTTACGTATCCTGCTTCTGTCTCAAGTACTACTCGTTTATTAAGATCAACTATTTCAACTCCAGCAGCTAATAGTAAAGCTACTGCAATTACTTCTGTCATATCTCCATATAACATTTTAATTTTAAAAGAGTCGCTTTCTGCAACTTTTTCCCAGCCTAGCTTTTCAGCATGAAGCTGACAAAATGGTTTCCCTAGCTGAGACATACTAGGAAGGCCAGATCCTTTCTTTCTAGTATAATTAAATTTACCTAACTTATTATTAAACATCTGACTAGCACGAAAGATGATATCGTCAGGTAGTTTAGGTTCACTAGCTAAAAAAGTTTCTAGCTTAGTGGCGATATCCATAATTAACCTTCAATGATGTCGTTAAAGTCATCATCAGTTTTTGATTCAGAATACTCTCGCATTCTATCGGAGACTTGTTCATTTTCTTTCTTAACTAAATCAACAAAGTCTGTAATTAATCCTCTAGTCTCATCAGTTAGAGGATGCATTTTAGTTACTATTGGTTGATACTTTAACACAAACCATTTATTAGAACCTCGCTTCTCTAGCTTAAATGAGATCTTCATCTCATGGTTATAAGGCTTACTCTGTTGATGCATCATTGCCTTAATAACCTTGCTGACTTCCATGAAGTTAGAGGGTCCAAGCTTCATACGAAAAGGTACTTCATTTATCTCTACCTTATCGCTAGATCCTGGAATCATAGGCTTCTCCATACGCATCAACCCAAAGATATGTCTATACAATTTTACCTTTGTAGCATTAGCATAGGCTATAGGATCTACACCTCGTAGTTTTTCTTTTTCCTTACTAGGAATCCAACCACATTTATCCCCACCATGCCAATCTAAAGCAGTGCTGCCAAAGTTTTGGAAGTGCTGAGACATATTACTAAACTTCTCTGCATCAGCATCAAACACTGCTGTTTGCATAGTGTCTAGAAATACTCTGATATAAACATCGGCAGAGTATACATCACCATGTTCAGGATGATCTAAAGCAATAGATGGAACTGGTATATTACTTACCAACTCTCCATCTACCTCTACAGAACTGTCTCTGTTTATCCTAGCTTTAGCTAGAGTTGGACCTGTATCTATAACAGAATACAAAGCATCTAAATTATCAGACATTGTATCTATTGTTGCTATCTCATTCATGTATTTTACCTTTCAAAAAAGAAACCTTTATATCATAAAACTGCTTATTTGTCAAGTTGTTTTTTCTCCAATTCATAATAAAAGTCTGCTACCATATACATTTCCTTTAGAGTTGCATTACTTTTCATTTGATTAGCTTTTTTTGATACTATAATAACATTATCTTTATCATACCCTTTGTCATTATTAATTCTGTCAATAGAAAGATTCCATTGACTATGACAATTAAATTTAAAAGGTTTTTTAAAAATAGGACATTTTAAATCTTTAGGTATTAATTCAAGTAATTCCTCTCTTGTTAGAGTACAAGTTTTTACTTTTCCTGCCTTATGTCTTCTTTGTAACTGAGTTATTTTTTGTCCTAAATAGAACCTAGTAGGACCAGCAACATTTCTAATTTTTTGAGCTTGTCTTCTTACTTTATCTGCCCATTTTAAATCATTTTTTCTTCTTTCTCTAATTAATTTATTTTTTTTATCTTTATCTCTATCTCTTATTTGTTTGAGATATTCTTTCCTATACTCTTTATAAGAATTAAATTTATCTTTAACGTATATGTAACGAACACCAATAAGATTAATCATTACAGTCCTCCTGCTCCATCCAGTTCTTTCCTTGAGACATTTCAACCTCAAGTGGGATATAGTCAGACAAACCAAACCTTCTCTTTGCTTCCTGTTGCGCTTCTAGCAAACACTGTGGGCCTATCTGTTTAACTATACCTAGTTCATCTGGATGAGTGTCAATGAGAACACTGTCATGCACAGTATTAATTACTATGCTTTGTAATCCTAGTTCCTTTAATTTGTTGAATAGTATTATTACTCCAAGTGGTACGATCTCAGCAGTAGCTACCGACTGCACTGGATAGTTAACAATCTGTGTCTTGTATGTAGCTGTACCAGAAAAGTTCCTCTGACAATCAGGAAAACTAAACTGTCTACCTGTCGCAGTAGTAACTACTTTGTGTTGGATGGCTTCGTTTTGGAGATGTTCATGCCATTTAAAGATGCCTCTATATTTGTTGAAGAACTCTTTGAAATAGGTTCGTTGAGCAATTGTACCTTGTGTTCCCCCATAAAGAGGACGGAAGGTGGAAGCTTTAGCTGCTCCTCTTTCAGTAGGTTCTCCGTTA